AGCCACGAGTAGCGATTGCAGAGAACGTGAAGGGAATGATTCTTGGCAACGCTAAAGGATACACGAAGTTGGTCATGCAGCGATTCAGAGAGATCGGCTATCGTGCACAATTGTTTCTGCTGAACGCGGCAGATTGCGGGGTCCCGCAACGTCGCGAACGTGTTTTCTTTTGTGCTGTGCGGGATGACATCAAGGCAAAACCACTGGAACTGAAGCCACAACATCGGTGGATTTCAGCAGGGGAGGCGTGCGAGGATTTGCAAGAACTGACAGCGGCAGAAAAGATCGTATCTACGCTGACCGAAATGGCTACTAAGTTTTGGGCAAACACAACACCGGGGAATTCGTTTGAGGAAGGCTGCCTGAAAACAGAAAAGCGAAATGGCTGGTTTAATTACATTCGCCTGTCTAGTCGTCAATCTTCATGTTCACTCACATCACAAACAAATAAATTCAACCACTGGAGCGAAGCCAGGCAACTTACCTTCCGCGAGTGGAAACGCCTCGGCAGTTTCCCTGACGACTATCACGCCAAGACAGACAAGATCGGCAAGTACATGATTGGAATGAGTGTTCCGCCAAAGATGACGGAACAAGTTGCCCGAGCAGTCATTCAGCAATGGTTGCAACCATGAGCACACCAGAACTATTCACAGAACCGCAGCACGTGCGCGGAGATCTGCAGTCCGTGGCGCAGGCCGTCCGCAAAGGATGGAAGATTCCCGAGGTGGTCTTCGAGAAGGCGGGCGTAGTGATTGCCAAGATCCTGCACGAGGGCAGCCCGCGAGAAAAGCTGGCGGCGGTGAAGTGCCTGCTGGCGATGAACGAGCAGAACACGCCCCCGCAGCCGGTGCTGGTTGCACATCGGCACATTCACTCTGTCCACACAGATCCGGAGGAAAGCCTTGAGCGAAAGCGGACTGAGTTATCTCGCCGAATTGCTCGCCTCGGCTGAGTCGGAACAAGACCTGCGGGCAATTGAGGAGCTGATTGCCGAACAGGAAAGCCGAACGGCGCAGGCTGGCAGGTGGAGGGCAAGGACGCTGGCGGAGGTCGCGCAGTTCTTTGGGGTGGCCACGCAGACCGTCAAACAGTGGCGAACCGAAACGCCACCCATGCCGGGCACAGAGGGTGCATGGGATCTGTCCGAGATTGTACGCTGGAAAATGGACCGGCTTTCGGGGCTGACAGCACGCAGCGCAAAGGCCATGCAGGACTTGGAGCGGGGGAAGGTTAAACTGCAGGCCGAGCAATTGGAACTGGAGCAGTTGAAGGCAAGTCTTGTAGAGCGTGCAGACGTTGAAGAATGGGCAACCATCGTTTTGACAGAGACGCGGAATCTGTTCATGCAAATACCGGGGGCGGTCTCTGCGGTATGTGCTGTGCATGACAGGGAGCCAGTGCACGAGCAGGCTGAATTGTTGGTGCGGGAAACGCTGCAATGTCTCTATGACAGGCTGAGCCAGTATGCTGCAACTCAAAGCCATTGAAGCAATCAGACCGCCTGCAGTCGTGCAACGATTCCGCAGCATGGCGCAATTCGCGGAAGGCGAGATTGTATTGCCTGATGGCCCATACCAGGGGCAACGGTTTCGGCATGCCAGACAGCCTGCACACAAGCTGTTTTTTGATGCAGTTGACCAGGGGCAGTTTTTCCGCTACGCCTGCACTGGTCCGCAGCAGTCCGGGAAGACGCTGGCATTCGTGGTTATCCCGATTCTTTACCACCTGTTCGAACGGGTTCAGACGGTGCTGTTTGGACTGCCCACGATGGACATGGCGGCGGACAAATGGAAGATGGACATCCGCCCCGCAATCGAGGCCAGCCGGTACGCACAATACCTGCCACGCAAGGGCAGCGGGAGCGGCGGCGGAACTCCGAGCCTCATTCAGTTCAACAACGGGGCTGCACTGAAATTCATCTCAGCCGGAGGGGATGACAGCAAGCGAGCCGGATTCACAGGGCCGGTGTTGGTCGTGACTGAGGTTTCGCATCTGGACGAAGTCGGGGGCAAGTCGGATGAAGCCACAAAGCTGAAGCAAATGGAGGGGCGTGTCAGGGCATACCGTGCGAGCGGGCAAGCGCGGATCTATCTGGAATCCACGGTCACGGTTGAGACGGGGCGGATCTGGCAGGAGTGGAGCCAAGGCACCGCCGGCGAGGTGGTTTTCCCTTGCCATTCCTGCGGGGAGTTCATCGCGCCGAGTCGTGACAATCTCATTGGCTACCATGAGGCCATGACCGAGGCAGAAGCGGAGATTGCGAGCCGCTGGGCCTGCCCTGCGTGCGGCATCCTGTTTGACGATACGCAGCGGATGCAACAACTGACACAGGCACGGTTGCGGCACCGTGGGCAAATCATCCTGCCTGATGGATCTGTACACGGCGAAATGCCGGCTACGAAGACAATGGGGTTCCGGTATTCAGCAGCCACTAACACCTTCGTTACGGCTGGTATTGTCGGCGCGGATGAGTGGCGGGGAATGCGAGAGGTTGACCGGGACAACTCCGAACGCGAGATCCTGCAGTGGACATGGGCACTACCCGCCAAAGAGAAAGAGACGGCGGTTGAACCGTTGGACTGGAAGACGGTGATGCACCGCCAGAGCCAGTATCGGCGGGGACTGATCCCGGCAGACTGCAGCCGCATTGCAGCCGGTGTGGACGTGCGAGCGGCGCAGTTGGACTGGTTCGTCATTGCGAAGCACGACAGCAGCGGGCAGCCGTTTTGTGTGGACTACGGTTATGAACCGATACAGCGAGAACTGACGGATCTGCCGACGGCCATTCGGCAGGCGGTGCGGCTGCTGATGGAGAAGTTCGAGACAGGCTGGGAGCTGGAGAACGGCGGGCAGAAGCCGGCGGAAATCGTGATGATCGACGCAGGCTGGGAAACGGATCTGATCCGGAATATCGTGGCCACGAACAGTACATGGAACACCTGCAAGGGGTTCGGGTTCAAGCAGCACAGCGGCACCACCTACCATGCACCGAAAGACCGGAGCAAGGTCACACTCAGGATTGGCGAGGGCTGGCACGATGTCGCATTCCTGGACGGCGGGAAGCGGCTGAGGGAGTATCAGAACAACGCAGACCACTGGAAGCGGCGAGTGCACCAGGCACTGAGCGTTGACGCCACCAGCGCGGCGGCATTGTTGCTGCCACGAACGGACAAGCCAGAAGGCCGGATGGAAGTCGCGAAACAACTGACAGCCGAACGCGAAGTGCAGGAATTTCAGGTGGGCAAGGGCACTGTGACAAAATGGGTGCAGACATTCACGCGGAATCACCTTCTGGACGCCTGTTATCTGGCGTTTGTTGGGCATTCCGTGTTAGAATTTGAGCGAAAACGAGCTGAGAAAATTGCGGAAAATAGACCACAAAACGGCGTTATTTCCGGCAAAAAGGCCGAAAAATTCGTGAAAGGGTGGAAATGAAGCCTCTGAAACCGCCGGGATACGTCAAACGCCATTACACGGCACCGCATCGGGTTCCGGGGTGTGGATCTTGTCCACAGTGCGGGCAGTTCTCGCCCGTTCAGCACACTGCGACCACTGGCGAATTCTCGACACAGTACAGGGCGTGCGGTTGTGGCAATCGTTTCCAGACAGTCATCCGGAGGGGCTGACATGCCGATGAAAAAAGGCTACGGCAAACAGGCCATTGCACACAATATCCGACTGCTGATCCGTGAGGGGCGACCACCAAAACAGGAGGCTGCCATCGCCTACGAAAAGGCACGCGAAGAACGACGGAAAGCCCGCTGACTTCCAGTTGTCTGGAAACCGGGGCTGGAAGTCTGGCCGGCCTGCTGCGACAGTGGCAGCATGGCACGATCCGCTGCAGACCGTCTGGCACTGTTTGAGGGTATCCGCGACAAAGTCGAGGGTGCTTTGCTGTCCGGTGCGCCCGTGGTGAGCTACACCGTTGACGGGCAGATGGTGCAGAAGGAGCCGACGAGCACGTGGTTGGCAGAGCTGGACGCACGCATTGCAGACCTGCGCCGCCAGGCATCCGGCGGCATCGGACGGTCTCGGAATCTTGTGAGGTTCCGCAATGACTGACCTGCGCAACAGAGTTGATGCAGCAGCACGGCAGACGCGACTGGACCGCGTCATTGCAGCCGTAAGCCCCGCGCTCGCATCAAAGCGGGTCAAAGCCCGTGTTGACCACGAAATCCGTCTGGCAATGGCACAGCGAGCCGCTGAGCGGTTTACGGCGTGGGAAGCGGCGGACCATGACCGCCTGCGTGGGGAAAAGTGGCTGGCCAGTAAGCTGACCACAAACGATGCATTGCAGTCCGAGCTGGAAACGCTGATTGACCGGGCGGTGGATCTGTACCGTACCGATGTTTTCGCGGCATCTGCAATCAACGGGCGAGTTGACAACGTCATCGGCGTGGGCATTCGTCCGCAGTGTCGAGTGCAGCCGGAACGCGGCATCCTGACACCGAAACAGGCCGAAGACTTCCGCGCGATGTCTGAGTGGCTGTTTCAGAAGTGGGCTGAGGCTGAAGGCTGGCACACGAAGCAGCGGATGCTGGAGCGGTGCAACGCGATTTTCGGCGAATCGTGGCTGCACATGGCAGACGATGACGACCCAGCAAAGCCCGTCACGCTGACGGTTCAGGTCATCCATCCGCAGCGGATTCCGCTGTTTGGTTATGGGCCATTGGCACCGACTGCCATTCGGCGTTTGGGGCTGCGACTGGATGCCAAAGGAAAGCCAATTGCGGCATACGTCACGAAGACGCTGCCGAATGATTCCTACGGTTACGACCTGCGGGAAACTGAGGTCAGTCTGGACGATCTTCTGCACTGCTATGAAGAGCAGACGCCGGGGCAGTTGCGTGGTGTGCCGTGGTTGGCACCAGCCATGCCGAAGTTGAAGGACTTGAAGGATTTTGTGTATGCGAACCTGATTGCCGAACAGGTGGCAGCCTGCCACGGGGCATTCGTCACGGGTGTGACTGATCCGGTGACACTGGCAGAAGCCGGTAGAAGCCGGAGCAATCTTGAGGATCTGGCACCCGGCAGCATTCAGTATTTGGCCGACGGCGAGGGCATCACGTTCAGCGACCCGGCGCGACCGGGCACGACACTGGCGCCGTATGTCGAGTGGTCATTGCATGGGGTTGCTGCCGCGCTGCGGTATCCTTACGAGTTGTTGGCGAAGCAGTTCACGAACAATTTCAGCGGCGGGCGTCTTGCCCTGATTGATGGCCGAATCACGTTCAAGGTATGGCAGTCCTGCCTGATTGAACAGGTCTTCCGCAAGGTGTGGGCACGGTTCATTGATCGGGCGGTTGTGCAGGGTGTTTTGCCGGTCGATCCGGTGAAGTACGAGGAGCACCGCGAGCATTTCCTACAGCACCAGTGGATTCCGCCGGGCTGGCCGTGGGTCGATC